ATGTGTTACACATCTGTTACACCTGAAACGCCCTATTTTCGGGGCTTTGCGGGCTTTTGTAACAGTGTAACAGTGTAACACCTCTCTAATTACTTGCATGTCTAGGGATTTAATATAATTACTATATTATTATATATTTATATATAAACATATCTAATATAGGCGTTTTATCTGTTACGCTGTTACAAAACGCCTGAAACGCCCGAAAATACGTTGTTTTTGGTGTAACACTTGCCTGTTTTCATCTGTTACACGCTGTTACAGAGTGATGTCACATGACGTCATTCTGTTTTTTATATCTAATTTATATAATGTTCTTAGAACATTATATAAATTAGATATTATGCCTCTGTATGAGGCTTATATAAATATTACGTAAGAGGTACAGGGGAATGGCTAACACAGAGGTAATAGGATATTTAATTGTCGGTTTGGGGAGTATTTTAAGCGTAGGCGTTATTATAGTAAAACCTATCTTACAGGTGGTTAAAACTATGACAGAGCTTAACGAGTCTATTAAAAATCTGGCTGAGAAGTTTGGACGTTTTGAGGTTAATAACCATGACGATCATAAAAGGATCTGGTGTCACAATGAAGAACAGGACGGTATTTTACAAGACCATGAAAAACGTATTTACTGTATTGAACATGGAAACCAGTAAATTAATACTGTTAGTCAGTTACGTTATAAGCCTTATTTTGACCGTTATAGTGGTTATAGGAGCTTTTCTAGGGTTTAGTATGGAGTACGTGGTACAGATAGCTCTAGCGTCTTATTTGGAGCTGTCAGCGAGTAATGTGTTTTACTTTAAAAAGTCATGTAGAGAAAACATATTTAAAAACTTACCTGAGAAGTATTTAGAGAGTGTAGATATTAATAGTTTAATCTAGGAGGGTATGAGCATGAGTAAAGAGGATTTAATTAGAAAGTTAACTAGCCGGAAGTTTTGGGTGGCTTTAGTTGGTTTTATTACAGCGTTGTTAATTGCGTTTAACGTAGACGGTGGCAGCGTAGAACAGGTTACAGCTATTGTTATGAGTTTTGGATCTTTAATTGCTTATATCTTTGCTGAGGGCTGGGCTGACGCTAATAACAAAGAGGAATAAACTATGTTTGCTATATTAGTTGTCGGTCTTGTATCGTGTGGACTGGTTTTAGGTATTTGTTTAATAGCTGAGGCGTTTGACGCATGGGAGGACTTTTTCGGATGAAAATTAATAACGCTGGTTTAGAGTTAATTAAGTCGTTTGAGGGTTGTCGATTAGTGGCTTATGATGACCTACAGCCTAATAAAACCATAACTCATATATCACAGGTTAAGGGTACTTTAACAATAGGGTACGGACATGTGGCAGGCGTCACAGTCGGTCAGGTAATTACTCAGGCACAGGCTGACAATATGCTTAAGTCTGACATGAAAAAATATGAGAAGTATGTGACTGATAACGTTAAGTTACCGCTTAACGAAAATCAGTTTAGTGCTTTAGTAAGTTTTTGTTATAACTGTGGCGTAGGTAATTTACGGACGCTGGTGCGTAACCGCACAACAGAGCAAATAGCAGACGCTATGATTTTATATAACAAGGCGTCAGGAAAAGTATTAAACGGCTTAGTAAGACGTAGAACAGCAGAGCGTAAGTTATTTTTAACGCCTGTTAGTCGTAAGACAGCAGAGGAAGTAGCTAAAGAAGTGTTAGACGGTAAATGGGGTAACGGTGCTGATCGTAAGCGTAGACTTACTGAGGCTGGTTATAATTACACTGAAATACAGGCTGTCGTTAATAAGCTGGTAAGGAAGTGATAACGTGGCACTGAATAACAGTAAGAAAGAAATAGTAGAAAAGAATATAGAAAAAATTAAAGAGTGGATAGGTCAAGGCGTACCAATGGGTACGATAGCTAAGGCTATAGGGGTTAGTAAAACTACTCTTTATAAACATGTAGCCGATCTGGACAGTGGCTTAACCAGTCTAGACGCTGTAAAAAAATATCGTGAGCCGGCTGTAGAAGAAATAGAAAATACTATGTTTATGACAGCTAAAGGCTACGAGCGTACAGTTAAGAAACACGCTAAAGTTAAGCGTACTCTTTATAATGAGCATGGACGCAAGGCTGAGGAGTGGGAGGAAATGGTAGAGTATGAGGAAACAGTTTATTTTCCTCCAGATACGACAGCCGGTATTTTCCTTTTGAAAAACTGGGGTAATTACATGAACGAGCCGAGGGCTATGGAGTTTAGGGCTAAAGAGTTAGAGCTTAAAGAGAAACAGGTAGACGCTGCAACGTGGTAACTACTTAGGAGGTATACAAATGATATTTAATGTAGGAGCTGGGGGAGCTAGTAACGCTGAGAGCATAAAATATGATAATAGTTTAAGTGGCTTAGAGGCTGATAACGTACAGGGTGCTGTAGATGAGTTAAACGACAGTTTAGGCGGTATTCGTATCGGTTATGACGAAACTACACAAAAATATGGTTATTGGAAAAAGGAGGCTGACACAGAAGTGTTTGTCCCTTTTAAGTCAGTTGATGTTGATAATATACAAGTGTTAACTGGGGCAAACCGAGCGACAGTTACTGTAGGTTCAAAATATTTGTTGTACTGTCAAATATTTTATAATGACCAAAACAAACAAATATCTATTAGCGGTGCAACAGTAGATACAATTATTAAAGAGCAAGGCTCATTGTGGGGGCAATATACATCAAACTATTGTGCAATTTTAACGGCAACAGATACAACTATTATTTTAAATAATTGGAGTTCGAATTATTGTGGCGGTGTGTTAGTCCCTTGCTAAATTATTATTTGAGGTATTAACATGATTACATTAACGGTATTTTTCATGTGGTTTTACATTATGAGTATTATCGAATATGGAGAATGTCGGTAAACTATCGTTTTACGAGGTGTTAAATGTCTCTTTATAATTTTTACCGCTCTAGGGAGTGGGAGAATTTATTAAAGGTTTTAAAACTGGAGCGTGTGGACGCTCAGGGTAATATAATCTGTGAGCATTGTGGTAAGCCTATCACACGTAAATATGATGTGATAGGACACCACGTTATAGAGCTTACTGAGGAAAACTACACAGACTATAACATAAGCCTTAACCCAGTTAATATAAAGCTGGTACATCACAAATGTCACAACATTATCCATAACAAGCTGTTTAGTGGACAGAGACAGGTATTTATAGTATATGGTTCACCGCTTAGCGGTAAGAGCAGCTGGGTTACTGAGAACATGGCAGAGGGTGACTTGATAGTAGACATGGACAGTATATGGGCGTGTGTATCAGGTTGTGAGAGATATGTCAAGCCGGCACGTTTAAAGTCGGTTGTATTCAGTGTTAGAGACAATTTGTTAGAGTCGGTTAAGTACCGTAGAGGTAAATGGCTTAACGCTTATGTGATAGGTGGTTATCCTTATCAGGCAGAGCGTGAACGCTTAGCGGATATGTTGGGAGCTAGAGAGGTCTTTATAGATACGTCTTATGAAGAATGTGTTAACCGGCTACAGAGCTGCGAGGACAGAGATAAGAAACTCTGGGAGCAATATATAAGTGACTGGTGGCTACAATATAACGGTGGCTATTAAATACATTACATACTAAAGATAATTAAATAAAAATTATTGGAGGTATGTATATGATTTTTAATATGAATAGTAACAGTAGTGTAAAAGCTGAGAGTGTTAAGTATGGTGAGAGTAATGTAGCTCAGGCTTTAGGTGGTTTAGAGGACGAGCTTACAGCTAACGGTCAGAGAATATACTTAGATTATAAAGACGGTCAGTATGGATATAATACAAGTGCTACACGAGGTGCTGATACATTTAGCCCTTTTAAATCAGGTGGTGACTTTAATGTAATAGATACTGTAGCTAACGTAACTGGGGATAAGTTACCTACTGTAAATGGCTGTGGATATTTCACATTAAGAAAAATCTCAACAACTGATAACACAGAACTAGACATATATATTGACGGTCTTACTAAACCTTTTTATTACAGCGGTAGTAATTCTTTAACGTTATACTTTCAAGAGAGTATACGGTTTAGCGGTGGAGTGAGTGGCGATAAGTATTTATATCAAACGCTTTTAGCCGATAAGCCTGTTACTAAAAAGTACACTATTACAAGAGGCGAGGCTAAGACTAGCAATATAAGTATTAAAGGTAAAGGTAGAATTATATTTACGTCTGGATATTATTCTACAAGTGTGTATTTAACAATTAACCAAATTAGTAAATTAGATGTCTCGCTTAGCGGTGCATTACCCTTAACGCTTGACTTTGATAATAGCATTACCTTTTCCTCATGGAGTAGTAATTATCCAGTTTATTATTTAGCTTATGTAGAAGTATAAATCCCCTCCCCTATAAATTTTTTAAAAATCGTTTTGGGGAC